CGATGAGGAAGGCCTCCACACCGCCTGCCCCTTGCACCAGATTGGCGTAATGCAGGATGAAGCGGCGAAACCGCCAATCCGAGCCAGCTCCGATAAAGGCGTCGATCTGGGGGATAATGGCGCTGGTTCCCTGCTGTGATCCGGGTTGGCCTGCTGCAATGTCCGAGGTGATGCGCCCCCGCCACGGGTAGCTGGCTGTCGGGCCGCGCCATAAGGGTCAGGCAATTGGTTGGTCTCGCAAATGTCCATCATCACGAAGGGATAGAACATCACTTTCAGGCCCCGGCGTTTGAGTTCCTTGATGGCGGCGATGACCGAGGCGTCTGATGGGGTGCCACCGTAGGCTGGTCTGTCGTTGATGCGGGAGACCTCTGGCACCTCGGTCCGGTTTAGGCCGGCTACACTCCAGTTTTCCGGCAGGTGGTGGGTGGTCTGGAAGGTGACCTTTGGCCTGATGGAGCACTGGGACGCACGCAGGTCATCACCAAACCACGAGACCACAAGCGCTACGCTTTGCAGGTTGGGGCATAGGGCCTGAAGTTCGTCCAGCGAGCGGACAAGGTCGGTTTCCTCGCCTTTGCCGTGGCGGTTAACGCTGCGGGTATTGCCGGGGGAGATGTCTTCGATGATCTCCTGCGGATGGTAGGCGAACTCGCCTGCACCGGGGATAAGCGTGACGGCTTTGATCTGTTGTTCCAGCGGCTCTATGGCACGCAGCACCTCGAACGCAAGTTGCGGTATGCGGTTGCCGAACTCAGCCAGAGCCAGACGCTCGAACACAACATAGGCGGTTCCTTTGTAGGCGGGGGCTGTGCCTTGCTTGGCTTCGATCAGGGGATCAGCCTGCTGGTCCTCATTGCCCAGATAAACACGCATATTGAGGGCGCTGACATCCAATTCCTTGCCGTTGGCCCAGACACGGCGGACAGCGGTGATGGGGCCTTCGCACAGGGCGACGGCGAAGTTGGCGAAGTAGCTGTAGCTGGTGACGGTCACGGAGGAGCCGGTGGCTTTGCCGCCCTGCTTCTCCTCGGAGACCACTTCTTCCAGCCGCGTTGCCCAGATGATGTTGCCGGTCACGCGCACGCGGCCATAGACAAAGGGGAGCGATGCGCCTTCTGCTGCGGTTTGCAATTGCAGGTTGCCCAGTTTACCAACGGAGGCCTCTCGTGTTTCGCCAAAGATCTGCTGGTCGACCCACGCTCCGGCTGCTGCCCCCAGCGCCTGTCCGACGATAGCGCCAACAGGGCCGCCGATGGCACCCCCAACAGCGGCACCAACGCTTGAAAGTACCATTGTAGCCATGGTCCTGTCCTTTTAAGCTCAATCAGTTGGAAAGAAGGAAAAACATCCGGCAATCTTGTTGCGCCACATGGGCACCAGCGGGCTTTCCACCACACCCACCGCCTCGTAGGCGTGAATGAAGCGGTCATGCGCACTCATGAGACCCAGATGCTTGCACGGGTAATGGGGCGCCCAGCGAAACAGGATCACCTGTGCAGGCTGCGGTGAGGTTTCCGGCACTTCATGAAGATACAGCCGTGCAGCGCTGAGCAGCTGGTCCGCATTGTTCAAGTCCGCCCATTCGGGCGCGTAGTTGGATGGGGTCTCAGGTTCAGTTGTGCAGGAAACGATAAAGGCCGCGGATGAGGCCGAGGCAATCACAGCCAGCACCTTTGCGGGAGCCTGATGTTTATACGGCGTGCCGATCCAGCTTCGCGCTTCCGCCAGAAGCGCCTGAGGGGTTTGTGTCATCTTCACCCCACCAGCTTTCCGCCGTTGTTGGCGGCAGATTGAGCATCGGGTCCGGCAAGAATGAAGTCGTTGCCGGGGATATGGGGGAAACCACGAAAATTCTGGCTGTTCTGGAATTTGTCCTGACAGGTGCCCCACTTCTTATCGCAGCCAGTGGTGATGGTAGCCTCAAGGGGGTAGCTCAGCTCCATGATCAAAGGTGACCACAGGGTTATCTTGTGCTCGCCATGCTCCAAAATGTGACCGGCGATATGCAGGGTTGATTGGTATAGGGGCCGGTATGAAAGGTGAGTTTGCCGAAGGACCACCAGCCTGCGCTGACATCACTGTTGCCCTCAATGACCAGGCGGTTTCCTGCCTCCTGCCTCAAGACAGTTACCTGCCGCGCATAGGTGGCAGCACTCAGATCGACACCGCATTTTGTATCACCCAGATCTGCATGGCATTGGTGGGAAAGCTCTCTGCCTTTGGGCTCGGAGAGGCGGGCGGCCAGTGAGCGAAACTCGGCGCGGAACACGTTGCCGTCGCGGCTCACCTCCCCCAGAGAGCCGCGTCTTAAAAGCTCGTGCTGCTCCGGTTCTTGCCAGTTGACCAGAAAGACCTCAACATCGGCGTTGTCCCAGAGGCCAGCGGCAAGCTCTTCTTCTTTCAGACTGTCAGCGGAGAGGAAGCCCAGCGCCTCTTCTTGTCCGGCTTGAAAGTTGGATTGCGCCATGGCCTGAGTGCCGTCCAGTCCGATACCGGCTCATAGGCCTTGCCAAGGAGTGTAATCGGGTGATCGTGGGTGGTGAAGCCGAGGCTGAGGCCGGAGGGTGCGGTCAGGCGCCAGCAATAGGCCACAGTTGTCCCTTCACCGTTCAGGTGTTGTTGCAAAGCAGCGTTGAACATGGATTTACTTTCTTAGGTTTTTCGTCAGCTCAGGAGTTCGAGGAGCGGGATGGAGGGTACCTGTCCGGCCTCAAAATGAAGCAGGTTGATTTCCAAATGGTCGCTTTCAAAGCGGGCCGGCGTATCAAACAAAAAACCGGCTGTGACCTGCTGATTGTTTGATGGGATGTGCCCCGCCTGAAACTCAAGCAGACCGGTAGCCGGATCCAGCAAGACGTGGCTGCCGACGGTTTTTTTCCTGTCCGTCAACGGCAACGGAAACAGTTCCCGCAACTGGTTTTGTAATCTTGCGCTGCCACGCTACGCCTACGGTGCCCACAGGTTTGATGAGCTGGAACGATGCGGTATTGCCGTCTCCGGTTCCCAGCAGCACATCGGTTGCCGTAGGCGTTTGGTCGAATGCACAGGATTTGTGATCCATTGGGTCGCGAAAGCGAAATCCACAGAGGCGGCCGCCGACTTTTTCGAAGAAGTTGAGCACGCGGTGCAAGTCTGCTGAAGAGCGTAGTCCGGTGCCTACGTCAAAGTGCCGTTGCGTTCCCTTCCAGATAGCGTTGCGCGTTTCGGCTCCATTGAGTAACCGTGTGACCTGACTACGCTTTTCTACCCTCACAGAAGCCCCTAGGAAATTCCAAGTGGGAACGATTCATCAACAAAACTTGGTGTCATTTCCCTCTCCTGTTTGATTTGGCTCAAGCTGCGAGCGCCGAAAGTCTCTAGTAAGTGTGACATGGGAAAGATGTTTGCGTAATTCTTGCAGGCCCGTTGTTGATGCTCCTCCCTCTTCGCAAGACAACGGTTTTTCTCAAAAAGATTGCTACCACCGTCCGGTAGCAAAGCCACGTCGGCCCTTGAGTCCCTCCTCTTCAATGCCGACGTCATAGCCCGCGTCGCCCCCGTCCGGTGGCGCGGGCCATTATCATCGCAATCTGCCCCTGAGATCGTTCAAAGCTGCGCACATCCTGTGTGGCGACGTTTATGGTCACGCTCGGCTGCGTGCCGCCTGCATTTACGGCAACGCCGAGGCGTCCATCGGCACCGCGCTGCAAGGGCAGGATTGCCTCTGCGCCAGCCTCTCCCATGAGACCCAGACCAGAACTGCCAGCTGCAAACATGGTCGGGCTGGAGACTACCCCACCTTTTGCAAAGGGGGTGACGCCTGTCATACCGCCCACTGCCGAGGAGATGCCTGTTGCGATCAGCTGTTCCAGTGGCTTCATGGCGCTGGAGAGCACCGAGCTTGAAATGCTGAGGGCGACCTGAGAGAGGATTGATTGCAGGTCCTTGCCGGAGGTAACAGCGCTTTGCAGTCCCTTGCTGAGCTGTGAAGAGAACTCTCTGGCTAGGAAGTTGACCTCTTGCATGGTCACCTCCAACGCGCGCGCCTCTTCCATGTTGAGTGGTTCATTGAAATCATCGGTCATGGTGTTGGTGGCTCCTGTTGGTCTGGAAACCGGCGCAGCAGGTCGTCCAGAGTGCTGCGTAAGAGGACATGTGTTGCAGGGCTACCTGGCGGGCTCAGCGCCATTTGCAGTTCTTTTGGGGTTGCCTGCCAGAAGGTGTGCGGTGACCAGCCAAGTTCCCGGCAGGCTTTGTGCATCAGGTCATGCCAGGGAAAGGAAACACGCGCGGTTTGCTGCTCTTTCACGGACCATCGTGCTCCGGTTTGGCGTTTTCCGGCTGCGGAGAAAATGTTGCGACGAGCAGCTCGCCAGCCAGTTTGGCAAGGGCCGCAATGCCGCCATCGTGAGAAAGCTCAGCGACCTCCTCATTTTCGATGATAAGGCCGCCGCCGCGCAGCCCCGCGCCGAGCACTTTGATGATGTCGGCAGCACTTAACTGGCCGGAAGAGAAACGCTCGGTCAGCTCTTGCAGGTTATTGCAGGTGAGTGCCTCCTCCAGCTCTGCCAGTGCGCCGAGGGTGAGCACCAGAATGTGCTTTTGGCCTCCAAGGTCTGCGAGGATTTCACCGCGTTTGCGGTTTGCGCAACGCGTGAAGGTTGTTGCTGTCATGTCAATTCTCTCAGTTCAGCGGTGTAAAGGTGAGCGCACCGGCAGATTCCAGCGAAATCTCGAAGGTGACTTCGGATCGGTAGTCCCCTGCGTATTCCAGCGCCGAGAGGTGGAAGGGGCCTTCCATCCTGCCAAAGGCGGGCAGATGATCTGCCAGTTGTGCAGCTCGCCCGCAAAGAAGGCTGCGCGGACTTTTTCAGCAGACGCCTTGTCGCGAAACAGGCCGCTGCCTGACAGAGACGCGTGACGGGTGGCTGCACCTGCCAGCAGCTCGCGCCAGCGGCCAGTGCTTTCCGCGTCGGTGATGTCAATTGGCGTTGCGTTGAGGGCAAGGCGCCGGCTGCGCAGCCCTGCCACGCTTTCAAAGGTTCCTGTGCCTGCTTCGTCCAGTTTCAAAAGCAGGTCTTTTCCGGCCTGTGCGACCATCTGATTTCCTTTCGGGGGTTCGTCTTAGGCTGAGTTTTGAAGCAGGACGGAGAATTTGATACGCCCGTACCATGTGCGACCATCACTCAAGCGTCTGCAGCTGGTTTCTGTCATGGTCAGACCGGCAACCTGCGTGCCTTCAGGCGGGGTCACGCCCACTTCCAAAAGCTCGTTGAAGATTTGCAGGATCTCCTGCGTTTGCGCCCTGTCGGCATGGCGGGAGTAGATGCCAATGGAGCCAGTGAGCCTGCCGCCCTCTTCCATATGTCCGGTCAGCAGCTGTGTGGTGACTGCTTCCAGCGTGGCATAAGGCAATGCTGCGCCGCGCGGGACACCGTCAAACAGGCGCAGTGGGTCGCCCAGATAGGGTTTCAGGGCTGGCTTGGCGTGCGCGGCCTGAAACAGGGCTTTGCGGAATTCAAGTTCCCCCATCATCACCCTCCTCCTGCTCACAGAGGATCTGCATGAAGGGTCTTGCCCCGCGTGCGGAATAACCGCCCTTACCCTGAGGCTTTGCCCATCCCGCTCAATCCGCCAGCCTTCCGCCACATCCGTGCGGCGGCGGAGGGTGATGGTGAGTGGGTAGGTGCTGGCGATACGGCCCGCTGCCGTGGCCTCAGAGCCGTTGCTGTGCGCACTTGCCCCCAGACCATCGCAACCTGCTCATAGCTCTTGGTGGTGGAGCCATCTGCTGCATGGATGGTATCGGGGCGAAGCAGCAGCAGAGGTTCGCTCAGTGTGCCAGCCGCCCTCATATTCTAAGCACCTTGTAGGGCGAGAGCGCGGCCTCAAAGCCGTGGGGCATGAGGCCTGTGAGGCGGTCTTCTTCCAGCATGGTACGGCGCTCGTACCAGAAGCCCACCAGCATGAGGATTGCTGTTTGCAGGCCAGCGGGGACCGAACTTGCCGCTGATCCATAGCCTGCTTTGAAGTCGATCTCGATGCCGTTGAGGTCCCGCAACGGGCCGATGACACCGGCCTTGATGCGCAGGCGGGCCGGGTTGCCTGCTAAATCCACCTGATAATCGGTTTCAGCCAGCTGACGCTGATTGCCGTCCAGATCATAGGTGTAGACCTGCAGGACCTCGACCACAGGTGCCACGGCAGGCGGATCAGGCGGTCTGGCGGAAGCTCATCGAGCAGGAGCGCCATTGCTGATCTATGAGCGCGCGCCGTGTGAGTGTCTCCACCTGTTCACGCGCGGCTTTGATCAGCCGGTCGATCAGGTCATCCTCGTGGGTGTGGGACACTCTGAGCTGTGCGTGTGCCTGGGCGAGCGAAACCGGCTCCAGAGCCGGTGGCACTGTGAGTATAGCCGTCACGGCGGCCCCTCCTCTAATGATTGATGTTGGTTGGGTATGGCGGAAAGCAGCTCAGTTTTCCGCTGGATCAACTGAGCTGCCTCGCAGGGTCGCTTAGGCGCTGAAGTCGAGCAGTTTGTAGGCGTCATAGTCCATGATGCCGCCGCCGACGCGTTTGGTGATGTAAAACAGCACGTTTGGCTTGCTGGTGTACGGGTCGCGCAAGACAGAGATGCCGACACGGTCCACCACCATGTAGCCGCGATGGAAGTCGCCAAACGCCACGGCATAGGGGGCAGAGCTATCGGACATATCCGGCATGTGCTCAGCTTCTGTGACCGGGAAGCCCATGAGGCTTGGGTCGGCACCGGCTGCAACAGGTGGCTGCCAGAGGTAGTTGCCCTGCCCGTCTTTGAGCTTGCGGATGGCTGCCTGTGTTCTGCGGTTTAAGAGGAAGCGCGCGTTGCGGCGGATCGCGGTTGTAACACCGTAGATCAGCGAGATCAGCAGGTCGCCGCCGTTTGCGGATGGAAAGTTACCAGACTGCCCTGTTTTGATAGACCCGATGGACATGCCCGTATCCTCAAGGCTTTCGTGGACAGGACCTGTGAGCAGGCCCTGCGGTTGGGTGGTGCCATTACCGTTGATGAAGGCGGCGGATTCCTTTTCCGCAAACATGGTTTCCACTTCTTCTGCAAGAATTTCCCCGATATTGACCGCCGCATCATCCAGCAGGGTCTGGGTGACCGCAGGCAGGGCGGAGAGCTCGAAGATCTTCACATCACGCATGGCAAACTTCATGGCATTGGTGGGGGTGTCACGCGGATCAGTCTCTCCCTCCCAGTCCGACGTGGGATTGAGGAGGACCACAGGTCGGCGGTAGGAGGAGCCGGAGATCTTGCGATTTGCGGCGATGGAGCGGATGGGGGACAAAGCGGTGATGCGGCGCAGGATGTCGGTTTCAAGCTGTTGCGGCACCAGATACCCGCCATCAGCAGGCATACCGGAGGACATCGCTTTTTGCTCCAGCACTTTAAGACGCGCTTCCTGCCCCTCACGCATGTAGGTCTCAAACGCGGATTTATGCTCCACGTTGGTTGTGGGTTCGCCCGCGGCTTCCGGTGCCGAGCGCGGCAGGCGCTGGGATTTGAGCTGGAGTTCTGTCAGATGGCGCAGCTGGCCGTCGATGATTTCGTCCAGACGGGAGAGCTTTTCATCGAGCAACACATCTGAACCGGATTTTTGCTCCAGCTCCGACAGGCGGGTGTCGTTGGTCTGGGTATATTCGGCGTAAGCGTGATTGAGCTGGTCAAAACTGGAAGAGGCTTCTGGTGTACCCATTGTAGGCGAAAATTGCGCTGTCGCGCCGCCGGAAATTGTGGGCCCTGCCGATGAGCTGGCAGCTTCCCGTGCGAAGTCTTTGGTTTCCAGTGCTGGGTTACATGTGTTTTTCATAGGATTATTTTCCTTAAAGCGCATAAAAAAAACTGCGGCACCACAAGGACACCACAGGCAGATAAAGTCAGATTGTCTGGTTCCTCAGGAGACCACGGTCAGGCGAGCTGATGGCAACAACGGAAACGTGACCAGCGAGATCTCCCAGAGATCGACTGCCAACACGTCACGGCGTCCGGTTTTGCTGTTGCGTGTTGCACGGCGGGTTTTAAAGCCGATGGACAGCCCATCCAGAATACCCGCCTGCACCATGGCAATGGCTTGCCGTCCCTGTGCGATGCCGGGAAACAGCAGGCCCTTGACGAAGAGGCCCATGTTGTCCTCCTGAATGTGCAGCCACTTGCCGATGGGGTTGGCCGGATCGTGCTGCCAGAGCATTTTCACGTCGTTTAGCTTTTGCGTTTGCAGCGAGCTTTGAAAAGCTCCCTTGCGCATGACATCACCGCCCTGATCGCTCAGCTCGAACCGGCTGGCATAGCCTTCAATGACGATGGGGTGATCTGTATTCAAATCGAGTGCCTCCCTCTTTCAGCTGTGATCTGGTCTGACTGCCGGAGTCTACCGCCCCCTCCTTTGCATCCCGACGCTCGCCCAATGCACCGGCAAGTGCCTGGGTGAAGTTGGCGAAGGTGTGGGCCGGTGGCTCTCTGCGCTTTTCGGAGAACTGCTTTTTGCACTCCTCGGGCGCTGGCTTCATTTTCAAGTCTCTCATCACCACCTCACTCCGGACATTTCAATTTTCCTCAATATTTCAAGATGAGCCTTTTCAGGCTTCCAGTCGCAGCAAGCTGTTCAGTTTTTCCAGCTCACACATGAATTCTTCAAAGCGGCGATTGAAGCGGATGACCTGTTTTAACGCCCACAAAAGCATCGACGTGGAGGTGCCTGCCCATGCGCCAAGCACCACGTGGGCAAGGTCTCCGTTTACCGCCAGCGTTGCCATCAACTCACTCATCTGCGTCCTCCGCTCCGTAACCAACGGCGATGCGCTTTTCATCGCGGGAGAGGAAGTCGGCGGCGGTGATGCGGTCCCACAGCTTTGCGCTCCTGTGCCAAAGCTTCGACGGAATCAAGGTCCAACTCCAGCCTGAGCTGCTCGCCATAGGCGGCGGAGAGCCAGCTCGAAAGTTCGGAAAGAACCCGCGCCGCAAGCGGCACCACAGTGAGACGCCAGAAGGCACGATTGGCTTCCTGATAATTGGCGTAGGTGTTGTCGCCGGGAATACCGAGCAACATGGGTGGCACCCCGAAGGCAAGAGCGATTTCGCGGGCGGCGACGTTCTTCAATTCTATGAAGTCCATGTCCTTTGGCGACATACCCATTTGCTTCCAGTCCAGACCACCTTCCAGCAGCATGGGACGGCCTGCATTTCGTGCGCCCTGATAGGAGCTTTCCAGCTCCTCCTTCAGGCGGTGGAACTGGTCGTCGGTCATGTTCATGGCATCACCTGTGCCATAGACCAGTGCACCTGTCGGGCACGCGGCGTTGTCGAGCAGCGACTTGTTCCAGTCGCCCGCCGCGTTATGGATGTCGAGGGCAATCTGGCTGCCTCGATGGGCGCGAAGCCGTAATGGTCGTTAAGCGGGTTGAAGAGCTTGATGTGCAGCACGGCTGGATCTTATCGCTGGCCTGCTTGCGTAATTCCACCTTGCGGCCTGCCACCTGATACTCGTAGGCCTCCACCCAGCCTGCATCATCCACCAGCACCTTCATGCGGTCCGGTCGCAGCGCATGGAGTTCTTTTGGAACACCTTCCAGCGAGACCGCCTCTATATAGGCATTGCCGGAGACCAACAGGAAGCCATAGACCTCTTCCAGAAACGAGCGCTGCGTTTGCATGGGGGTGGGCTGGGACAGCAATTCCATCAGGGATGGTCTCCAGCTCCTGCTCACCAGCCTTCAATGTGATGGAAACATTGGCGGCGGCTTCCGAGATCAAGCGCACGCATCTATAGGCGATTGTGTTTCGTAAATATCCCTGATTTATCAAGGCCTCATAGTTGCGCGGAGTCCAGATGGCCCCTTCGCCAAACCGCATGAAGCAACCGATTTGGTTCGTGAGGCTTTACGTTCGGCTGCCGGGGAAAAAAAACTGTATCAAGAAGTTGGCGTAACCCCATGACTTTAATGTCCTTTTCTCACTACCTAATGTTATGATAAAAGTATTCAGGCGTGCAGGCCCAGCCCTCACAAACAACTTAAGGTTTGCGTCCTAAGCCTTGATATGGAAAGGCTTTTTACACCTTAAGGTGGTTAGGAATTTATTCTTACCACCTCAAGATGCATGTAGATTCTTTGGCTTAAAGCTTGCGCAGGCGTGGTTTTCCGGCCGGACGGCGGCTGAGTTCCGTGATGGCCCAGACCAGTGCGTCGAGCCGGTCGGGTGATTTGCCATTGCTCAATCCACCGGAACCAAAGTCGGCAAGTTCGTCTTCCAGCTCTGGAAACACGCCGCAATGATGGACACGGCCCTGCTCGTAAAGCAGAGCAACCGGCTCTGCTCTGCGGCGTTTGCACCTTGTTGCGTGGACCGACTTTACCGGCACGCTGGCATCCACCCCTTCGATCACCTCACGAACCATTTCGCCGCCCTGATTGACTTCCGCCAGCAGGCAGTCGGCCTCTAACTCATGATAGAGTTTGATGGCCTGCTCCGCCCATGCAGCAGGTCGCAGGCCCTGCGCGGTCCTGTCTCTCAAGACAAACAGGTCGCTGCCTCGCTGATCCCTGCGGCGATGATACCGCATGCATCTGCAGACTTGCCGGATGTGGCGGGCGGGTCGATGGCAACCACGATGCGCTTTAACTCAGGCACCTGTCGCAGCCTGCCTGCCTCAAACCATTTGCGGGCAAACAGAGCATCCTCACGGTCCTCGATCAGCTCTCCATCCAGCTCCTGACGACCCAAACGAGTGCCACCATATCGCTCTGCCATTTGCTCCAGAAAGGCCTCCGCCAGAAAGGCAGCATTGGCTTTGGTACCGGCCTTTGTCACGACGGTTCTTTTGTCCTGTAACAGCTGCTTCAGGAGCGGTGTGGACTTTGGTGTCGTGGTCACCAATTGCTGTGGCCGAGTGCCGAGACGCAAGCCAAACTGGAGCATGTCAAACGTCTCTGTTGCGTTGCTCCACTTACCGGCTTCATCGCACCAGGCGGCATCAAATTGCGGCCCACGCAGCGCTTCCGGATCCTCGGAAGAGAAGGCACGGGCGACTGCTCCATTGGGCCATTCCAGTCGGCGGCGCGATGGGTTCCATTGCGGCTTTTGTCCGGGCGGATGGACCGCTAGCAGACCGGATATGCCTCAATCATCACCTCGCGCACATCGGCGTAGGTTTGTCCGACCAGTGCAATATTTCGCGCTAACGGCCCTGCCCAGCCCTCTCCGTGCACCTTGGCGCGGACCCACTCTGCCCCTGCTCTGGTTTTGCCAGCACCACGTCCACCCATGAGCAACCACGTGCTCCAGTCTCCAGCCGGTGGTTGCTGATGGGCGTGAGCAAACACCTGCCAGTTATATTGAAGAAACCTCAGTTCAGATCTGGTCAGTGAGGCGATGAAGTCATTCAATTTGCCCTGTGCTACACAAGTTTGCAATGCGCTGCGAAAGCTGTTGTCGCATCTGGTCATCACTCACCTCTTCCGAGTTATCCGCAGCGTGGGTGTCCTGCAGGTCGATCAACATATCCAGTGTCTTGGCGAGACTGGTGATGGCCTTGGCGGTGGCGTCCATCTCCCCTGCTGCGGATTGCGGATCACCGCTCAGCTTTTTCAGCTTCGCTTCCAAAGCGCTAATCTGCTTTTCGAAGGCAGCGTAAAGGCGGGCGATCATGCGTTTGCGTTCTTCCGGCTTAGAGCTGGCAAGCTCCTGTGCCAGTTGCCATTTGCGCAACCAGCCTTCACGCTTGATTTTGGTGGAGACTGTGCTTGCCGGCAGGCCGGTTTGCCGTGCAATCTCGGCTATGGAGAACGGCTCCTCTTCCACCATGCGGCGGACGACTTGCCAGACTTCAACGGGCACACGCAGACGCATGGCCTGCCCGTCTTCCTGCTGGGGGTCTTGCTGTTCTGACAT